CAAGTGGTATTCGTGACTTTATACAGGACTTCCCGCAATTAGATAGATTATTACTATAGTTATAAGAACTACAGCTTTTTCATCGTTACATTTCTGTACGATGGGCTTATTAACATAATGTTACGTGGTGTTTATTAAACAGAGCATTGCGTACTCTTGATGAATTATATCAGATATTTCTCAACGTCTAATACAGTTGTTGTTTTGGGCAATATCGTTCCGATAGGTAGATCTTTAAACTCCCTATAGAACTCGTCACCTATTCGATACATGTAGATCTTACTAAGTTCTCGGAAGAACGCTTTATGGAGTGTGTTAAACTCCGTATACGCTATACGTATGAGTGGTATACCATGGCACTTAGCTAACAGGTTCTTCTCCTTATCCCGCGCTTGAGTATATGCGAAACGAGCTTCTCCGCCATAATGTGTTATCGGCTTATAGTGGTGCATACCATCTAGCTCTACAAGAACATTTAGCTTAGGTAGGTAGATATCATAACGGTATCTTTTACCATCGAGCTTATGCTCTTGTACATATTCTATGTTATTATCCATTAGGATATTACACATAGTTCGCTCAGGTTTGCTTTCTTTACACGAAGTACACCCATTTCCGCGAACAAGCTCATTCGGCACTTTGCTAAAATCACCGTGCTTCTTACACGTAAGTATGACAGGATCACCATCTCTTACATAGACAAATTTATCATAAGTATATCTATCTCTAAAATGGCTCTTGATAGCAGCTAGTACTTGGCTCGAACTATACCTTTTACTATCAGCGCCGCACGCACTACAACCAAACCCACGGATATGCGTATTAACACGTTGTCTAAACCAGCCATGTTTAGGACACTTAATCCTCATTTTATTGGACGAGTTTACATATGTCGACCAATCGTATGTATACTTGTTACCATGGGCCTTCTTGATAGCGATCTTCAAATCACTAAGCGTGAGGTACTTACTTTCAACTCCGCACGCCGTACATCTACCGCCGGTTAAATAGCTGCCTGTTGATATCTCATAGTCACCGTGCTTCTTGCAGGTTACCGTTATCTTAGTGCGACTATTAACGAACTTAGTCTTCTCATAACTATCTAACCCCTTGTGTATTTTTTCACCGAGGGCTATCACGTCAGCGGTGGTCTTTATCTTCTTTCGTGGGGCCTTGTTACTTCTACATACCTTACACCCTATGCCACCAGCTAGATGTGTGTCCGCTCGTTGCTTGAACTTATTATCATGTTCTATACAACGAACTACGATAGGTAGCTTAACTCGTTGAAAATCAACTTCCGAATAATCGAATATCTTTTCTACGTCTTCTCCATAACGCTCCTTCGCTCGTTCTAGGAAGCGTTTGTTATTTGCTGTTAGTAGCATACTACCTCCTTATTATTTATACGCTGTGCGGTAACGCAATTACCGCGCAGTACTGCTATTTTACCACGTAAATACTATGTATCACTCAAAACCAGGAATAGAGGTGGGGTCCATAACCATCTCTGCTCTTATACCATTTTCATCTATAGGTAGTTTATCATCTGGTAAGATATTAACAATTACACCTTTCGAATTCTTCACACTAGTTCGTTACACTAATGCAGTTCTCGTATCAACTATTTGATATTTGAACATCTCTAGGATTTCCCTAGATGTCGAGACTATATCTTCATCTAGTAATATAACACACTAGATGCTCTGCGTTTCGATTTAAGAGTACGTAACTCACCTACTTAGGCCCTACACCGTGGTTAGCGGTTAGTCGTTGAACTCACACACTCTAACGTATTACTAAGCTAGATAGCTCTCGCTGTTGAAGGTGCTTCGCTGCGTCGGTTACCCATGTATCTCATAACGTTTTTACTATGCTCCTTGACAATATTACATCAGAAGTATTACACTGTGTTTCCACGTATAAGTAGTAGTTATAAGCTTTAGGGCTTTCCCGCAATTAACAGAGATAATATATGCCCTCACGAGCATATATAGCAAATCGGACTAAGACATTACTTCTTGTTTTTATTCTTAGTCCACACTAAATATTTTTTAACATCATTAACTCTAGTATCGGAGCGTAGTTTCTCTCCTTTACATAGATCCAGGAAGCCCTTATACCACACAGTTCGCGTTCTGTATTTGTAGTATTTAGACATACTGAATAGTAGATAGTCTTCTAACTCACTATCGCGTGTATAGCTTATCCTAATGAGGCCTATTCCTGCACCTCTAGCTATTTCATTCTTCTTCTTGTCGTTAGTTTGCATAGTTGACAGCATCACATCACCACCCCAATGTTTAATTGGCCTGAAATGTTGCGGTCCGTCGTACTCTATTAGTATATCTAGATCGGGTAAGTAGAAATCATAGCGATATCGGTATCCTCGAATACTGTATTCCCTAAAATATTTCAAACCATGCTTCTCTAGTACATCCATAACTAACCGTTCACCAGTACTAGGTTTACGTTTACACAGACACCCCTGACCTTCTAGATGCTTACCAGCACGTTGATAGAAGATCTTACCACATACGTTATGCTTGATCTTCGTTCTGTCGTCGTAGCGTGTATATGACTCTTTGTAATAGCTGTATGCACCTCCATGCACTTCATTAGCTTTCTTCACAAAGTCGTCGAATGTATTACGTAGCTCCTCATACGCACACAATTTACAGTTACGTCCATCTCTGATATGGCTGCAGATCTGCATCTCGAATAACCCGTGTACTGGGCACAAGATCGGCATGGTATCAGATGTATACAAACTAGTTTTCTCTGGGTAATATGTGTATTTATTATTATGCTTAACCTTAGCAGCTTCTAACAACTCCTCGACTGTTTTGAACTTAGATATCGATTGACTAGCCGCTTTCCTACCGCACTTAGGGCACCCATGCATCGAGTAGATGTGTGTCTTGGGTACGGCGGTGAACTTGCCATGTATATCACAGTGTAGCGTTACGATGTTCTTAGCTATGTCGTCAACAGTTATTCGGGAAGCTTGGAAGATATCCCCGAACTTAAGTATAGATGTCTTAATGAAACGATCTCGCCATCTAACTAACGTCGCCTGTTTACGAATACTCTTACCACACTTAAGACAACCATGCATGCTACGCAGAAAGTCTTGTGGGATCATGTTGAACTCACCATGGGTACGACAGCTAAACGTCGCAGCAGTGCGACGGATTCGACCGGGTAATTTATCGTAATTGAATAGATCGCCGTACTTGTTAGTTGCTAGTTGTACAAATTCTTTCTTATCCACCACACCTCCTTATTAGTATAGTATTATTGTTCGCGATTTACTTATGTTGTTCATGATGTTATATTAATATTAATGTATTTTTTTACTACCGTGTAGGGTCGTGCTGGGTATTCAAGTAGCTCGTTACACTACCCTGCGACTTTACTCGCGACTTATCCATTACAGATAACGATATGTCTTATAAGACATACAGGACCTTGCGGTCGTATAGACTATATCATATCCACATATACTACAGAGGATCTCTACCGTTTCGATTTAAGAGGTCGTACCTCACCTACTTAGGCCCTACACCCATCACAGGGTTAGTCGTTGAACTCATCCACTCTAACATATGTTAGATAGCTCTCGCTGTTGAAGGGACTTCGCTGCGTCGGTTCCAGCCATCTTATCAGGTTTTTACCATGCATATTGAGAACGTTACCTCATATGTATTACACTATGTTTCCATGTATAAGTGGTACTGATAAGCCTCAAGCTAGTTCCCGCAATTAGATAGATTATTCACCCATATATTAAATAAAGGCTTTTTCTGTACAAATACTTGTACAGGGCCCATTGCGAACCTTGGATCCGGTAACATCTGGCGCTACAAGATACTCTAGTGTAATCTCAACACGGTAGAGATCTACAAGATCGTTCTTATACGTATATCTAATATTTCTAGCTTCTTCTACTACAGCGTATGCATCTAGGAGTAACCTATGAAATTGTTCAGACACAGGAATATCTTGTTTATATCTTAGATAATACTCCTTTGCTGTCGCGGTATACACATTAATAATATCTCGATAATATTGTTTAAGTGCTTTAGCGTATTTGTCAACTTGCTCCGTAGTTTTAGTGTACGTAGATTTCCTAGATTTAGCATTATGGAAAACCTTAATATCGACAACAGTTGCACCATCTGCTTTAGCATAGAACGGTTTATCGAAGTATACCGAGTAGTCCCTAACATCAGATTTTGATGTGAGGGCTGGAGATAGCGCTGTTTCATAATCACGTGTAGCAATAGTAACCCTATCCGAGTTAACCTTTTCCCCAATATCTGGAAATGCTTTGTAATTATCATCATCGCCATATAGGTTAAGTGGAAAAGACTTCTCGCCGAATTCAACAACAATAGTTTCATACGTGCGGTAAGCATATTTCTTGGCTAATGATTCTGATATAACTACACCGTCACCAGTTACTTCTGGTATGTGTAGATACGCTATATTAACCGGTCTACCGAATTTATATTCACTATCTTTAGATACGGTTGGTGAGTCGGCGAAGATAGTGCCTTTAGGCATAACGGTGTTGAGTATCTTATGGTTAAGTGTGTCCTCGTTGAGTTTGTATTTGAATCCAAAATTCTGATGTAGCTTATGGTATCTTGGGATAGATACGATATCGAGTTGATTAGTTTCGACATCTTGAGTTATTACAAGATATTCTGTTAACTCAGATACGGATGTAGCTGACACCCCATTGTAGCGTTTAAGTAGTGCTATGATCCTAGAATCCGCTTCTAGTTTCTTAGAGAATGTATTCTGGGCTAACTGTGGATCGATACCAGTTTGTATAATCTGAGGTGCACCATTCTCAATAACAACGATCTGCGAGAGATGACCAGATACCATGATACTACGAGCACTACTGATATTACCAATAAATGGATTGATTGCGTGCAGACTTAATAATTCCTCTCTAATGACTAAGTCTGGGTCCAGCTCTTGTTGCGGTATAGACATATAGTTATTCTCCTTTTGATGTTTCGTGGGTGATGTTACATCTTAATGATATATGGTTATAAAACATTAATATTAATATCGTTAAAGGGTGTCAGTGGTGTTGTTGGTGTGATGTTAAAAGTTTTAAGCATTTTATTAATATTAATATATAATCGATAGTAGTTGTATATGTTATTAATAGCAAAATTGTAGCTAAACATTTCGATGTGTTTGTTCCAACGCTGTGACTTGTTAGCATCCGGCATAGGATGTCCAAAGATCCGAAGTATGTGATGGTTATTGTCAATAGAGTTCTTATGTTCGATAGGATATCTCGTGTCGGTAATGATAGTGATTTCCTCTGGCGGATATTGATCTATCATTTTGTTACAATTATTGACGTTATACATAGGGTCTTTACTTAATATATCCTCAGATAGATCTGCTATACTATCACGAAGATTAATGTTATTATATAAGATACCCTCGTGTAGGTGATGGTTGTATAATTCTAGATCAGTGCATCCTAGTTGTAGCATATGCGCATGTTTGAGATGATCGGCATATGCCACCTGGTGTATATTAGTATCTGGATACATTTTACGCATAAGTAGGACTATAGTATCCTTACCGGCGCGCGGGTATCCTATTAGCGCAATGATTGACATGGGATGAACTCCTTAGATGAATTTAATAATATCGATATGCGAGGTATAATATGGCGGTTAGACCCCAATTGCACGAAACTATCAACGTAAGTAATCCTGTAACAAAAACTCTAATATTACGTTGGAATACAGCAATGTTAGATATTACCAATCGCGGTATTACGGGTGATACTGTAATTGAAGCAGTTGTTGCTAACAGGTATAAATTTGACTTTTATGGACTCCTACTTTTTTTGGGTGTTAACGAGAAGTACCACTACCCTCACTTGTTAGCTAATAAATATACTAACCCAACACAGTTTCTGGGTAATATATATACGGTTAAGTTATTGGACAATGGACTACTATCACGTTATTATGCAGCATTCACTAGATAAAAAAATATACACTAGTACCTGCTGACGCAGGTACTAGTGTATTATTATACTACCTTACTGTTACCTACCCCAAGGATTTTGCTGTCGTTGTTGTGGTTGTTGGGGTGTACCACCATACGCACTAGTAACTCCTACCGCACCGATGGATACCGGTTGTTGCATATACGGCGACATCTGCGGTTGTGGGTACATCGGCTGTTGCTGTGTTTGCTGAGGTACCGGTTGTTGCGGATACGGTGGCATCTGCGGTTGTGGGTACATCGGCTGTTGCTGTGTTTGCTGAGGTACCGGTTGTTGCGGATACGGCTGTGCCTGCGGTTGTGGGTACATCGGCTGTTGCATCTGTTGCCGTTGTGCCTGTTGCTGCGGATACGGACGTGTCTGCGGTTGTGGGTACATCGGCTGTTGCATCTGTTGTGGTGGTAACATAGGGGTGTTAATGCCCGTTGTATTACCATATAATGCAGCTCTAATGGCTGATGTCGTAGGATCAATAACTTCTTCCGTAGCAGGAGTCGGTTGTTGTACTACATCATCCTGGTTGACCGAAGGTGACGCAATAACAGGACCACGATTAACTAGCTTGGTCTTAATAACATCACCTTCGCGAGGAATACGTAATAGTTCCCTCTTATAGTTACCTAACTCAGTTAGTTCACTGGGTTCTACTACCAGCGATACATAGCCAGTATCTTCCCACTCAGTATCAACACCATCAATCCCACTAAGGACAGTTTGAATCTTACCCATAACGCTAAGATATTTACCGAACAGCGATATGAACCCAGGCGATTCTTTATCGTTACTACCTACAGAAACGATACCGCGCTCGTTAATGCCTTCGATAAGGTATTCAAATAGTATCTTGAACACTTTAATATCTTTATTACGGAGTGTAACACCGTTGATACGACCACTCTTCCCTAATTTACATAACGCTTCGTAAATAGGGAATTTCATGGTTGTGACACGATGGTACTTCGTAGTACCTAACTTACCTCCCTTCTTGACGAATACTGTTAGGAACTTATCGTTACCAGCAATAAACGAGTTATTATATAACTTACACCATTTATCATTAGTCTTATCATCAACAACTTTAGTCATACCAGGATTCTTAGCTTCAGTAAGTCTCACTAAGAACTGATTGATTAACATACTTGTTTTAGATTGGTGTGCTGTATTCTCAGCGATAGATAACAACAATGATCCAATGATTAGTGTTTTATTACCTAACCTAATCTCTACCAACTTTTTAAGTTTAGTAAGTGAGGTAGAGTCACCTTTAATAACCGTCTCGTCTAACGGGTTGAATAACTGTTTAACAGTAATGATCTTACCGTCTTCGTCCTCGGCAAGCATAGATGAGATGTTCTTCGTAGTAGGTAATACTAACGGAACACCTCCAGCACTATAATTGATAAGTGACTCATTATCTTTAATCATGAGATAATCATCTACGACTTCTACATCTAACGAGGTTAGTACTCTCGTATAAAATTCATTAATATCCACAATAATCTCCTACACTATCATTCTGGGACATACCCATAACGGTATCTACTACCACTTCAAAATCTCCTATGACT